ACCAGTACACATTAGCAAAGCCATCGCCTCCATCGCCGCCCGCACCACCACCTGTCCCTGTACCGCCTCCACCACCACCGCCTCCTGAGCCAAGAGTCCCATTGCCGCCTGCTCCGACTGTAGGATGACCAGCACCTGCAGTACCGCCTTCTCCAAACAAAGAATCACCACCTTTGCCACCATTGATTAATTGCAATCCACCTTCGCCTGATTCTTCGTAAATATCAGCAACACGGGTACAAAATCGCATTTTTACCGATGATGAACCCCACAAAGTACCACCTTGACCTCTGTAAGATGGATTAGAACCGTTATCATCACCGGGTAAGCCTTTAGCACCTGCACGTCCACCTTTAGCTAAAGTGAGACTGTTCGCTCGTCCTGTGATGCTAAAAGATACGTCTCCTCCTGCCGTAGCAGGTGTTGAGCCGCTATGACCACCTAAACCTCTTGCACCAATCGTGATAACTATTTCATCACCTGCAACTAGGTTAAATATCAGCACACTTAGCCATTGTCCTGATGCAGCACCACCTCCGCCTCCACCAATCTCAGCACCACCATCATTGCCACCACCTTGTCCGCCGCCGCCGCCCGCTGCCTGTAATTCAACAATCACACGATTCACATTTGCTGGCACAATAAAGGTATGTGTACCTGCCGTGGTATATGTTGTCTCATTATCAAAAACGGCAAAATTTGCCTGTGCAACTGCATTTTCACGATTTGTAATTTCAGCAGCCAAAGCAACAGCTAATGCCAAATCATTATTTTCTCGGGTGAGGGCTTCACTATCTAATTCTGTTTTAAGCGCGTAACGGTTATCGCCTTCGTCTTGTGTCAAGGTAATAACGTGAGGGTCTAAAATGATGCTGATGGTGTCGGTATGTGAAGTCATCACATGGATTTTGATGGTTAGCTCACCGCCTGCACCTTGGGTGATTTGTGGTTTAAAGGTGCGAGGGTAATTGGCGAGATAAATCATGTCGCCCGTGGTGTCATAAATGGCCAGCTCGCTGACATCAAAGCCGCCAATGTTGGCAGGGATACGAGCTTTGATGATGTAAACATTCGGATTTGCAGTATCTTGAACGACATATTGCACAGCAATGCGATAGCGTTCATTGACTAATTCGGTGGCATTGACGCGAGTAATGGGTAAATAAGGGACACCATTGGCATCGCCAAAAGCCATGTGGCTGAGTGTTAATGCTTGATTATTATTGGCAGCTGCTGCCAATTTAGCCGCACCAAGGGTGGTTGGAATGCTGTAATAATCGCTCATAAAATCCCATCACACAAAATTGTTTATGTGATGGGATAGTGGAAGAGGGCTATAAAAAAATCACGCACCAGCAAGTTGTAAAGTGCATTTACAACTTACTTAGCTCTAGGCCAAATCTGCCCAGACATTGGCGGTGGGTCTTGTGCTAGACGATTAAATGACACATAAAATACGCCTGACACTTTATTGAACGTGAATGGATTGCTTGGATACCAAGTAAAAACTTCATAAGTCATGTTAAGTTCACCATCTCATCAACATACCGCTAAAATTAGTTCCACGTTGGTCTGAACGACTACCCAAATTACCGACCCCAATGTAATTAAACCCATCCAATAAATTATTAACCACTGCACCTGCCGCACAGTCAACCAAAGCACCACCTAACGCGGCACGAGGAATCCAGTATTTACCAGCAGGGGTTAAACAAGCGGCAGGGAAATAGGGAGTGACTGTACCATTGGCTAAGGAAACACCCGATGTTAAAAGCACAGGCGTTGGAAACATACCCGTTCCCGCTCCGACAGAATTCAGTGTGCCTGTACTGTAATCAATCATCCGTTGATTCCATTCTGTACTGACCATACTGACAAGTTTATAAGCCACCCATAATGCAGAGCCGTCAATACTGCCATTGCTGGCATAAGCTCGTTCTATAATTAACCCGCCGCCCGTTGAACTGCCTGATGTGGGATAAAACGCTAATGATAAAGACGAACCACTCCCATTGCTGATATAGCAATTTTGAATACCTGCCGCAGTAGCACCATTTTGAACAATGACCGTAGCAGGTAAAATAACACCTGAAAGTACCCCAGCCTCATCACAAGACTTAGCTATCGTTAGACGCAAATACACTCTGTTTGTGTCGTGGCCATATTCAAACTTAAAGAACAAGGGGTGAGTTGCTTGTGCGTCATCATTAAAGCGATACACTTCAAAGTTGGCTGCATACGCACCACTTGCTGGTCTCGTCACAGTGAGCCAATTTATATCCGAAGAGGTGACGACTCGTGTCAGCATCGCCCCAAGTTGAGCAGACAAAGCACTGCCAAAATCTCGAAACTCGGTATCATTTGACAAGACGAAAGATAATCCAAAAATACTGTTAGCCATGATTACGCTCCTGTTTTGACGTGGTTTAATGTCACGCTAATAGTTTGTGTTTCGCCACTTAAATTAGTGATGCTGTAGGGAATAGCAGCGGTATCGGCAAAGCCGTCAACGACAGGAGATAGGTCAGCACTTAACAATTCGCTGGTACTGATAAACTCAAAAAGTAAGCCGTGATCGCTTTCGGGATCTGTGCCAATAGGCCGCGTTAAATCAGCATCACGTTTTGCTGTCGATGTGTATAAACGCACACGGCAAGGGTGACTGGTTGTGATGTGTAGAAGTTGATAGCGTGAAGCGATATTGACGGTATTTGTGGCAGTGGCATGACTGGCTAAAGCGGCGGCGGCAAAGGTTGCATCTTCAGCAACAAAAGCCGCTTTGACTCGATAGTTTTTAAAGTACAGATTTTCATTGCCTTCGATGAGCATATCACTTGAGCCAAGCGAGACCTCTCCAATATCAACCCATATGGAGTCATTTTCGTCCCAAATCGCCAAACGTGCAGATGAACCTGTTCCTGCGTCTAAGGTGGCGTAATCGCCAGCTTGTGCCGTAGGGTAAGCAAGTTGCAGAGCAGCCAATGATGGGTGAACACCTTTAAACTTAGTGTTAAATGCGCCATCAAGCAGACGTTTAACGACCAAAGCTAAACGATTTAACTTTTGAGCAAGATTACTCATCATTGTATTCCTTAGATATTTGTTTGGTGTTTAAACTTGGTACTTAGCGATTAACTCGGCATACGCACCACGCTTTTCAAAGACAAATACCCATGCCGTTTCAGCCGTAATATTTTCTAAAATCACTGACTCCCCCTGAGAGTTATAGTGCGCGATGTTAAATGTTGGTATGGCAATCGCTGCGTTTAAGCGAATACGCACTAAACGGCCTTGCGTAAAGCACGTATCATCTAAGTTAAAATTAAATTGAGGGGCTGGGTCATACTCACCATTGACCACAATGTTAATTTCATTGGCATTTTCTAGCATGACGGTGGTCACACCATCGGCGATAGGGTTTACAAGCTCAAGCGGTGTGATGTTGGGTTCATTGAGCGTTGCGCTGACAATCGCTTGAATATCTGCTTCTGATACCAAACGATTCACAACACACTTTAGACCTTCATCTTCAAAAAAAGTGACAAAGTCGTCGACCTTTAATAGCTTGCCACCCACAACACTATTTTCAGTAGCAGCCGTCACCAGATAGGTTTTGCCGTCGGCATTTTCAGGAATAGGGACTTGGTTAAATACCTGCTTGGCTGGGCTGCTTGTCCCTGCAATATCAAACTCAATAGGTACAGTACCGTAAATAAATAACACAAGAGGCGTATTAAAGTTTTGTGTCGATACATCAACGGACATCAAGGCTTGTTCTTGGGTTTCGTTGTATGCTCGTAATTCGTTGGTAGCGTAGTCAAAATTGAGAATAATAATATCGCCTACAGCAGCTCCCGTGTTTTCTTGCACGAACTGGCTGCTCTGGCCGAACTTAGTGACATCCATCCCCACATTATCAGAACTACCAATCGCAACCAAAGATGTGGCCAGACTAGCGTTGCTCAAGTCCTGCATAGTTGCATCGGCTGGTGTACCAAAACCAATCAAGAACATGCCACCTGACGCGGTATTAGGCCAAGTAAAGCGAATGTTGGCATCGGTTAAATCGGCTTGAGCAATGTTTCTCGCCATTGCTACGCCGACACCTGTGGGCGTAAATACACCCTCTTCAACAGTACAATTCGATAAATCACTAAAAACAGCGACTTGTATCACTTGCTGTGGTGTCGCATCCCACTCCCCACCATAGGCAAAGCCACCACCCGAATTGATAGGCGGTTCGGACTCAAGCATGGATAAAAAGAAAGGAATAGGCAGGTATTTGGAATAGACAAGAATAGGGTCATGTTGACTAACAAAGCGTACTAATTCACCAACCGCTAACACGCGGCCATAATATGAGCCATTGTGTGATACTAAAAAAATATCATGGGCTTGGGTGTTGTTGGGAAAAGTATTTGGGGTAGCATTCGGATTCCATTCACCCTTATAAACACCGCCTTTAAAAAATAATACATCCGAATCTTCAGTTTTCGATTTTGCTGCAATACTGGCGATGTGGGCGAGTTGTTGGGTACGACTTGGTGTTTTGCTCATGTTAGTCTCCTAAGGCGCATAGCCTTGATAAAAAATCTCAATTTCTTGACCACTCATCACCACACCGCCCATAAACACAGTGCCGTTGACAGCGACTTCTGTCTCCAGCACATAGTGACTGCGTAAATTTTTGGCAGCATTAACGAGGCGCATCAATGTGGCTGCCTCATCTGCGGTGATTGTTGTGGGGGTACTTTGAATCAGAAAGGTGTAGGGATTAGAGGGCGGATTTTGTTCAAACCATTCAACAAGTTGTGTGTTAAACGGCAGGGTAGATAAAGCGCGTTCAACAGCAGCTCTCGTGCCTTTATGTTGATGAATAAAAATACTGTCTTTAATCACTTTCCGTTTTTGGGCTTCTGACCAATGACTCTGCCATTCATCAACCGAGAATGCCCAAGCCAACCACGGGAGCAAACTGACAGGGCAGGTGTCGGCATTCCATATTTGCTCAAAAGGCGGTGGCAGAGCATCTAAACGTTCGGTTAAGGACTCAATATGGCGTTCTAATGGCGTGGCATTAGGTGGCAGAAGGCTAGGCATTTGTGCCTCCTACCGTTATCGTTTGACTGGTGCAATGCGCTACTTGGTGTGATTGAATGACAACATCACTGGTTGGGCTGATTAAATTGACTTTTTGTACGCCTTGCTGGTGTAAGGCGTGGTGTAAACCTGAGATGGTAATGTCGATACCATTGCTACGACTAGCGATTAAATAGTTATCTAATTCGGTTTGTGCATTAGTGACGACTAAAGACTCATCGGGCCCGTTGAACAAAATCAATTCGGCAACAATGGTAAAGTTCACCACCTCAACACTAAACACTTGCACATTATCCGTGAGTGGTCGAATGGTTTTGGCGTTTAGTGCGTTCTCAACTTTCGCAAGCAAAGCAGAATCTGCAAGTCCATTGCCAGTACGCGCCAAGACATAAATCTCCACCACACCTGCGCTTGGTGACAATGGCGTAATATCAGCCACTTGGCCATCGGCACTAAGCCCATGAAAGAGGTAACTGGCTTCACTACCTGCGGTGGTAAAGGCTTCAAACGACAGTTGGATACGGCGTTTAAAGTCGTTATTGCTTTCGTAAGTGGGTGCAATAGGAGGAATAGCAGTAGGATTGCCGCTATCAATAAGCAAACGCTGTACGCCATAATTTGCTCCAATGTGGTCTAAGTCTGAGTCTTTAGCAAAAGCCAACATCAAACTAACGGCTTTTAGATTTTCACGTTGGCGCGTCAATAATTCGCGGTAGGCATAAACTTGTAACAGTTTGACCAGTGGCTCAGATTCAAGGTTTAACACGACCTCAAGCTGTGGGTCGCGGCTGATTAAATCGGCTTTTAGCTCGAGCAGAATTTGCTCGTAAGACTTTTGTTCAACCACAACGGGTGCGGGTAATTGCGATAAATCAATACGCTGAAAAATGCTCATACTCCCGCTCCTAGAGGCGTGGTGATGCTGATGGCTTTACGTTGGTTATTGACAATAAACACACCCTCAATATCAATGAGATGTTGACCATCCATTGATGGCTTAATTTGAATACGGCTCAGTTGTAAACGTGGCTCAAAGCGTAAGAGTGCAGTGGCAATCGCGGCGTATAAGCGTAAATAGGTGGCAGGGTTGCCTGCTTGGTCAATGAGATTAAATAGCTCAGAACCATAGTCTCGGCGCATTACACGCGAGACGGTTGGGGTCAATAACACATCACTGACCGATTGATGAAGATGGTCAATATCAGAGATAGCGCGGCCTGTTTTAGCGTTCATGCCTTTGTAAGTGGTCATGGCGAAGCTCCTACAGGTACGGCGGTATTGCTACTTCCACCTGCAACACCACTATGAACATGACCTAAAAAGCTCACGCCTTTAACCACCACATCTTTTGTTGTATTAATGCCACCGTCTAATTCAATATCGCCCGTGACTTTTAAGCCACCATCACTTTTTAGCTCAAAGGTTGCACCTGTAGGCAAAATGGCACTGAGTTTGTGAGCTTGATAGTCATATTCAATGACAGCTCCATCGGGGTAAGTGCGCTTAGGCTTTTTAGGGTCAGACTCAGGCGATGGATTTTCAGTTGAGCTGAGTGAGGCAATAATAATGGCTTGGCTTAAATCACCACTGGGGGATAACAAAACCACTTGTTCGCCTTTAGACGGTGGATTCCAGTCTTTAACCGCACCCATTCGTCCGTGGCCAACACTGAGCCAATTGGTTTTTATCTCACCAACCCAACACCGACATTTTGGGTTTTCGCGGTCGTCATAGTCCACATCGCTTATTTCGGCAATGCGTATCAGGTTTTCGATGATTCGTTGAAAGTCGGCGGTATTCATGCCGCTATGATGAAAAGGATTTTTTAAGATTGCATGAGGTGGCAAGTTGTAAAGTGCATTTACAACTTGCCTTGTGTGCTAAGTCGTTTTAGGTGGCTCAAAATTTAAAATAATCACTTCATTGGCTTCGTTGTAGTCTTTGCCTAAGCTCCAACGTACTGAAGTTTCAATGATGTGAAACTCTTTAAAAATTTCACGAATTTCAGGCACGTTATTGAGGCTTAAAATAAACTTACCTTTGATGGTTTTGAGTTGGTCACGCAACCGTTCAAAGTCTGACTTACTAAATAAACCCTTGCCGTAATAGTCCTCACAGTTAAAGTACGGTGGGTCTAAATAAAACAAAGTATCAGGCAAATCAAAGCGTTCGATGATTTTGCTATAGTGTTGATTTTCGATAATCACACGACTTAAACGTAAATGCGCTTGTGACAGCTCCTCTTCAAGACGCAATAAGTTAATCGGCGGCATTCGTGTTGGACCCGCCGTAAAATTATGGTCAACTGCCTTGCCACCATAGCTTAAACGCACCAAATAATAATAACGCACAGCACGTTGGATATCGGTTAAGGTTTCTGGCTTGGATACCTTCAATCGGTCGTATTCGTCACGAGCAATTAGCACAAACTTGAATTGTTTAATAAACTCTTCAAAGTGAAACTTAATCACCCGATACAAATTGACGAGATCGCTGTTGAGATCGTTAATCAATTCAACATTGCTCGGTGTTTTTTTAAACATCACCCAGCCAG